GTGTAAGTTCACTAGGCGGAATGTTAGCCGGCAGAGTAGGTGGGGGTGGCGCCGCTGGCACGACGGGTACCGGGGGGGCGGGCACCAAGGCCGCACGCGCTTGCTCATGAGCTATAGCTAAACGCTGATCCCGTTCGACGTCGTACTCAACATCCTCCAATGCTTCACCTTCCAAGTTGGCATCACTAATAGCTTCCTGAACTTTACGATCATAATTGGTGCGCATAGGACGTGGCTGATATTCCTTCCGGGGATTCTTATTTTTCTCCTTGTTCTTCCCCCGGAATTTGGTTTCCTTCTTCCCCCCACCGGAAGAAGGTTTGTGTTGTGGCCCGGGCGACGCACCTTTCTGTCCTGATGCACGCTTGTCCGAGCCTCGGCCCCAACCAGGATTGGGTTCAATCCCCTCCCGCGTCAAATCATCGGGGGGGGTAAATTGCGGTGGAGCCCAGTAGGGCAATTTCCAACCTGGAAAGCTAGTCTCTCGTTTAAATTCTTCATCCAGGCGCCACCACTGTATTAGCTCATCATGAGCATATGTCCACCAATCACACAGACCTTCGATGGTCGTTGGTCTCCTCGTCGACCCTTTCACGAATGCGATCAGCGGTTCTCCTGGGCCCACTGAGGGGTGTACAAGAACGGGTCTGGGGCAAAGGTTGATGTGTTTCTCAATCAGGCGGTAGACCTGTTCGGGAACACCGAAGTAGTTTACACCCGACCACGTAACGTGACGACCATAGTTTTTATAGACCCAGGTCTTATCATCACTACCATCAACCCAATGTGCCTGAACGGTCCAGCATCTCTTGCCTGCACGTTTCAGCACTTCCCGATTTTCCATACATCGCTTCAGATCAGCAGCGCCGAGGCCCAGACGCTTGCAATGGCCATAAGCCGCTTTAAGTTGAGATTCACTCAACAAAACGGAATTCACTGTAGCCACGTAAACCTGATTACATATGCGCATGGTCAACTTAAAATTATTCTTCTCGTTCGTAAAATCAATGCGCAAGAAGCGATGACGGTTGATCATCTTGGCACGGCCGTCACATACAGGACAAGTGACGGTTAGCCTGGCTTCCTTATATCTGTTCGGCTCCCTTGGCCCTGGATTGGGCTCTACACCCTCTTGAGTCAAGTCACGATACCAACCCGCCTCGTTCCTCACGAAGACGACACGATACGAACCTGGACCGGAGGAAATGTAGATCACATCCCCCGGTTTGTCGAGGGCACAGATGGAATAGATGGACCTCTCCCATCCGTCCGAATCACGAGCGAAGAACCTTATAGGGCCCCCAGCAGGCAGGTAGCCCAAGACAGCATTATCAGCCCAATCGTGAACCAAGAAATAAAACAATGGTTTCCCACTTTCAAGATCAGGTTCTGATTTATATGGAGGCCGCGCGTCCGAACAACCCAGCGTCACACGACACTCCGGGTGTGCCTC